TCCGCTTAACCCGCTTCAGGTAGAGACGAAGCTGGTAGCGGGCAAGGTCGCGCACCTGTTCACGATGGACGGGAATGTAACGGCGCTGGCGTCCGATTCCGTTTGGCACGCGCGCATGAACGGCGATTTGATCGTCGGTCGGTCGCCTTTGCAGTTCGGGCGCAACATTTTCGCCACGGCGCAGGGCGCAGAGCAGGCAACATCCAAGCTCTACGTCAATGGCGGCAAGAAGTCAGGCGTCCTTAGCTTTGACAAGTTGCTTACGCCTGACCAGCGCAAACAAATCCGCGACAACTTCGACAGTCTGACAACGGGAACAGATGACCGGCTCTTGGTGCTGGAGATGGGCGCGAAGTTCGACCCTATCAGCATGTCGCCGCAGGACATTGAGCTACTGGCCTCGCGCCGGTACAGCAACGAGGAAATATGCCGGTGGTTCGGCGTTCCATCCGTTCTGGTGAACGATACGGCGGGCTCAACCACATGGGGAAGCGGCATCGAACAGATCGTTCTCGGCTTCTACAAGCTGAACCTGCGTCCGTACCTTGAGGCCATCGAAAACAGCATCGCAACGCATCTTTTCAGCGATGCAGATCGCGCAACCCATGAAGTCGAGTTCGACTTCGAAGGCTTGCTTCGCGCGACGCAGAAAGACCGCTATGCCGGATACCAGACTGCCATCAACTCCGGGCTAATGACGCCGAACGAGGCGCGCGGGCTGGAATGGTTACCTGCCGTGGATGGTGGCGACCAGTTGTTGATTCAGGGCGCGATGGTGCCCGTCAAGGATGCAGGAAAGACCACGGCGAGCAACCCACAACAGCCGGAAGGAAGCAATGGAGCTTAAGACGCTGGCGGTCGAGTCCGTCGAGTTCAAGTTTGACGAGGCCCGCAAGGGCTTTTTTTCTGGCTACGCATCGCGCTTTAACGGCGTGGACAGTTACGGCGACACGATCCTGCCGGGGGCGTACGCGCAGACGTTGACTGGCCGCCAGCGGCCTATCCAAATGCGTTGGAACCACTTTGGCCCTGTTATCGGCAAGTGGACAAAGGCCGTTGAGGACGATCACGGCCTATACGTCGAAGGTGAGCTTACGCCGGGGCACAGTCTTGCCGATGACGTTTACGCATCCATGAAGCATGGCGCTGTTACGGGCCTGTCCATCGGCTTCCGCATCCCGTCTGGCGGGAGCGAGAAGGACGGCAAGCTGAGGAAGCTCAAGCGGATTGATCTTGTTGAAATCAGCGTCGTGGAGTCGCCCGCCGATTTGGGGGCGCAGATTGGAAGTGTGAAGTCCTTTTTGGATGAATCGTCGTCCCTGAAAGAAATTGAATCGCTGCTGAGAGAGTCCGCAGGGTTCACGAGGGCAGATGCGTGCGCGCTGGTGTCGCGCATCAAGTCCCTGGCACACGGTGAGCGTGATGCCGAAGCGAAGCGGCTAGCCGACGAACTGGCCGCTGCGTTCCAGCAATTCCGCGCCGGCTAACCCCGGCATCACCGAAAGCACAGGCCGCCTAGATGGAGGCTTTTTTGTGCGCCAAAGAAAGGAAATCGAAATGTCTGAAGAAATCATCAAGGCCGTCAAGGATGGCCTGTCCGGCGTCAAGTCGGAGCTGGAGGCCAAGCTGGACGCGGCCATCGTCAAGCATGAAGGCCAGGTGCAGGAGAATGGCAAGGCTTCGGCTGAGGCGCTGGCGGCTGTCAAGGCGTTGGCAGAGCAGCACGAAAAGGCAATGACCGAAATCGCCCAGAAGTTGGCGACCATTGGCGACAAGGGCGAGCAGGAAGCCAAGTCCGCTGGCGAGGTGTTCGTTTCGTCGGATGCGTACAAGGCGTTCCAGTCCGGCAATGCCGACAAGGCGAAGCTGGAGCTGAAGAACACCATTTCCAGCGATGGCAATACGGTGTTCCCGTACCAGCGTCCCGGCATCATCCAAGGCAATTTCACCCCGACCACCCTGCGTTCCGTCATTCCGACCATCACCGTCACCGGCAATGCGGTCAATCATCTGCGCGAGAATGCGTGGACGAACAACGCCCGCGAAGTCACGCAAGCACAGGCCAAGCCGGAAAGCTCGCTGACCTTCACCACCAAGAACTTCGTCATCGAGACGGTAGCGCATTGGCTGAAGATCACCGAGCAGCTTGCGGCTGACGCCCCGGCTGTCGTGGACTACGTGAACCGTCGCCTGCGTCACGGCCTCGCGGCCAAGATCGAAGCGCAGTTGATCCTCGGTGATGGCACCTCGCCGGCCTTGTCGGGCTTCACCGACTCGGGCAACTACACCTCCTACTCGCTGGCCGCTTCGGGCGACACCATCCACGACGCTGCCAACAAGGCGAAGTATGCGATGTGGGCGGCGACTGGCGAATCGCCGGATACGGTTGTCGTGAATCCCGCCGATTGGGGCGCGGAGGAGCGCACCCGCGAGGGCACTGCTGGCATGTACCTGTTCGGCGGCCTGACGATGGCCGGCATGCAGGTTGTGCTGTCGAACTCGGTGTCGGCGGGCAACATCCTCGTGATGAATGTCCAGCAGGGCGCGGTGATCTTTGAGCGTCAAGGTGCGACCGTGGAAATTGGTCGGACTGGAACAGATTTTGTTTCCAATCTTTTGACGATCCGGGCGGAAGAAAGGCTCGCCCTTGCCGTGCTTCGCCCGAGCCTTGTTTACTATGGAGATTTTGAGGCGTAATAGCTGAACTTGGCGGGGCTGCCTTCGGGTGGCCCCGCCCTTTTAGGGGCGAGCATGAAAGTAGTAGTCCGCGACAAGAAAGAGATTCACATGATGGACGGCCCGCACGGCGCTGGCTCCATCGTTGACCTTCCCGAAAAGGTCGCGCTGCGGTATCTGGAGGCCGGCGCGGTCGAGCGATACGAGACAAAGGTGATCCGCGAAGTCCCTTTGCAGGACGCTGGCGCGGCGGAACCGTTGTCTGCCTCGCCAGCGGCCCAAGCCTCAGCGGAGCCGACTGCGAAACCGTCCGCAAGTGGCGGCAAGCGGAAGGGCAAGGCCAGAAAGGCGTCATAACGGTCAACACGACGTTCCGCGCGGCCCTGTGGGCTGATGCTGTGTTTGCGATAGATGCGAAATGGTGGGAGCGATACCTGTCGGAAGTCGAGCGCGACTTCCTTGGCGCTACCTATTCCTGCAACGATTTTCACGGGCGCGTTGGGCTGGTTGCAAAGCCGTTCAAGGCGTTCGGCAACAGTGGGGCGGGTGCGGTGGCAATGGCGGCGAAGGCCGGCGCGTCACGCGTCATCCTGCTGGGCTATGACTGCCAGTTCACGGACGGGAAGGCGCATCACCACGGCGACCACCCGGCAGGACTCGGCAACGCCGGGTCACTTCCGAAGTGGACCGAGCAATTCAAGCGGCTGGCGGCATCCCTAGATGGTGTCGAGGTCATCAACTGCACTAGAGAAACGGCGCTGCGGGCATTCCCGCGCATGTCGTTAGAGGACGCCTTGTGTCTGTAATCGCGCTGCAAACGGCCAAAGCGTATTTGAGGGTCACGCACAACAGCGACGACGTGCTGCTGACCATGCTGCTGGATGCCGCCGAACAGGAGGCGATGCGCTACTGCAATCGCTCTGAGCTTCCCGGCCTTCCTGTTTATTACCCGGAAGATTATTCAAGCGAGACGGACGTGACCACGGAGCCTGAAATCGCCAGCGACGTGATAGCTGCTGTTTGCTTGCTGGTGCGCGTGCAATACGAGGCGCTAGACCCGGACGAGGCGGCGAAGTGGCGCAAGTGCGCTGAAACGCTGCTGCAACCGTACCGAACGGAGATGGGCGCGTGACGCTTGCTGCAAAACTTCGGCAGCGCGTGACACTGCAAAGCCGCGTGGCGTCGCAGGACGCGACCACGGGCGAGACGACATTCACGTGGTCGAACACCGTAGCCGATGAGCCGGCTGAAGTCGTGCCGCTGTCTGGCCGCGAGTTCATCCAATCCGGCGCGACACAGGCCAGCGTTGATACGCGCATGACGATCCGCTGGCGTTCCGGTATCGAGCCGACAATGCGAGTGGTGTTCGATGGCAACAACTACCAGATCACGGCGGTTTTGCCTGACCCGACCAATCGCCGGCACCTGACATTGATGTGCCAGCGCGGGGTGAACGATGGCGCGTAAGCCGCCAGCAGGGTCGGTGCGCGGGAATATCCGCGCTTGGCTGGATCGCCACGCCGACAAGCTGGGTGATAACGTGCTGGAAGTCGGGTCGCGCCAGCATGTGCCGGGGGCGTGGTGGGTGGATAACCGCGACCTTGCGCGTGGCGCATGGACGGGGATCGACATGCAGTCCGGCGCTGGCGTCGATGTGGTGGCGGACATTCACGAACTGCCGCATGACTGGACGAATCGGTTCAGCGGAGTGCTGTGTTCCGAGGTGCTGGAGCATGTCAGCAAGCCGTGGGTCGGCTTGAAGGAATTGCGGCGCGTGACGAAGCCGGGCGGCTGGGTCGTCATCACCACTCTGTTCGCGTTCCCTGAGCATGGATTCCCGAATGATTACTTCCGCTATACGCGGGAGGGTTTGGCGAGCCTGCTGAGTGAAGCTGGCTGGACGGACATTGAAACCGCCTATGCTGGCGAGTTTGAGCTAATGCTGGACGATCACGGCGAAGGCCCGATCAACCGCCGTCGCGTGCCGATGCACGTATTTGCGGTGGCGCGATGCTGACCCTGCTGACCGCAACCGGCGCGAGGCCGGAGGCGTGGGCGATTTGCGAACAACTGATGGCGCGGCAGACCTACGCCGGCCCTGTGCGATGGGTCATCGTTGACGATGGCCCTGTGGCGCAGCCAGTGGCCTTCCAGCGGGCATGGTGGACGCTGGAGGTAGTGCGACCGCAGACGTATTGGGAGGCCGGCCAGAACACGCAGGCGCGCAATCTGGCGGCAGGGCTGGAAGCGATTGGGCCGGATGAATCCGTAGCGATCATCGAGGATGACGACTATTACGCACCCGGCTATCTGGCAGACATGGCGCTGTGGCTGGAGCGCCGCCCGCTGGTCGGTGAAATGCGGGCGCGGTACTACAACATTGCCACGGGCAGGGGGCGCGAGATGGGCAACGTCCGTCACGCCAGCCTGTGTAGTACCGGCGTTCGGGCCGAAGGGCTGCGGGCCTTCCGGGCAGCGGTGGCGAAGGCGGACAAGTTCATTGACCTGACCCTTTGGCGATCCCTGCCGGGCCGGCTGCATTCGACGCGGCACGTTGTCGGGATCAAGGGGATGCCGGGGCGTGGTGGTATTGGCTGCGGCCACCATGATGACTTTGGCGGTAATGTCAGCTTGCGGGACTGGATCGGAGAGGACGCCGCGCTTTATGGCCGATGACTTCAAGCTAGAGGGGCTGGACGCGGCGATGGCGAAGCTACGGGCGCTTGGCGACCCGAAGCGTATCAAATCCGCTGTCCGGTCTGCCGGCACTAATGCTATGCGGCCGGTGCGCGATTCGGCACGGGCCAACGCCAGGGGGATTGACGATCCAGAAACCGCCTCGGTCATCTGGAAAAAGATCGTGACGCAGTACCGCAGCCGGCAGTCGAAGGGCGACAAGGTGACGGTATCCGTTGGCGTTCAAGGTGGCGCGAAGCCGGTAAAGGGCAACAAGGACACCGGGCACTGGCGGCTGGTGGAGTTCGGCACGGAGAAAATGCCCGCGCAGCCGTTCATGCGGCCCGCGCTGGAGTCGAATGTGTCGAAAGTCGCGGACGGCTTCATTTCATCGCTTGAACCCGCTATCGACAAGATCATCGCAAAGGGCCGCTGATGTTTCCTCCAGTATTCGCTGCACTGACTGCCAACGCGGGCGTCACGGCAATCTTTGGTTCACCGAGGCCGCGCATTGAGCCGCAGGGCGAGGCACCGCAGGGCGTGGCATTGCCTTACGCGACGATGCAGCTAGCGGGCGGCCAGCCTGAGAACTACCTAGAGCATCGCGCCGACATGGATAGCGCCCGCATCCAGTTCGACGTTTACGCGGCGACCGCTTCGGCGGCCCGTGCTGGCGCTGCTGCGATCCGCGCGGCGCTGGAAGGCATGGGCTACGTCGTGAGCTTCAACACGGACGGACGCGATCCCGACACGAACAACGCGCGGTACAGCTTCGACATGGCGTTTTACACGCCGCGTTAAACATTCCGACCGCTGACGGTGGGCACGCCGCCAGCTAAGGAACCCGCACCGCCGCAAGGCGGTTTTTTTGTGCCCAAAACAAACCGCCTAGAGGAAACACAATGGCAATCAAGACCCAGGGAACCGAGCTTTTCGTTATCGACCCGGACGACTATTCGGTTATTAAGGTCGGGTGCGTGACCACCATCAACGGCATCACCGCATCCCGCGACCAGATCGAAACCACCTGCCTGGACTCCGCCGCCCGCACCTACGTTGCCGGCATGGCTGCGCCCGGCGCAATGACCTTCGGGATCAACTTCGATCCGGGCGACGCTTCGCACATTCGCCTGCACGAACTGTACGTTGAGGGCGCGACGCTGGAATGGGCTGTAGGCATGTCCGATGGCACTGCCGACATGGCAACCGCAAGCACCGATGGGTTCACTCCTGTCACCACCCGTAGCTTCATTTTGTTCGATGGGTTCATCACTGATTTGCCTTTCGACTTCAGCCTGAACGCCGTGGTGTCGTCCTCGGTGTCGGTGCAGGTGTCTGGCTTCCCGACCCTGAGCGCCAAGGCATAAGCTGCGAGTAGCGGACTTTTCGGGGCGGTCTGTGGGCGTGTTAAAATTCACCCATGAAGACATGCTCTAAATGCGGAGCGTTGAAGGACGAAACGGCCTTGGGGTGTCCGGCTCTGCATCTCGCCGCGCATCCGGCCCCCACCTTTTACGGCGAGAGACTATGAAACTTGCAGACCTGAAAGCTGCGGGCGGCTTCGTTCCGACCGCTCCCGTTGCGCGTGATGTCGAGTGGAAGCACGGCGACGAAACGCTGGCATTCACGATCCATATCAAGCGGCATTCGTTCGGCACCATCGAACAACTGCTGTCCGACAAGAACGACGAAAAGAGCCGCAGCGCGGCGTACATCGCTGAGTCGATCCTGCTTGGCGAGAACGGCAAGGAAAAACTGTCCTACGCCGATGCATACGCACTGGAGCCGTCGTTGGCTGCCGTGTTTATCAAGGCGATCAATGACGTAAACGGCACGGGCGATAGCGCAAAAAACTCCAACCCGCCGACCTGATCTGGCACGAGCTAGTGCTTTCAGGCATCGGCGGGCGAACCGTTGAAGAAGCAAAGCAGCGCATGACCTACGCGGAGTTCCGCGACTGGATGCGCTACCGCGAGAAGGTCGGCCCGCTCAATCACCTACAGCGCGCCGACTATCGCACCGCACTACTTGCGTCAGTGGTTAACCGGTCGATGGGCGGGCGCGCGGAAATCACTGACTTCATTCCCGATTACGACCAGACGCCGGCATCCCCTGAGGATGTTCTCAGGCTGTTCACAGGAGGCAACCGCTAGTGAAGCGCAGTCCGGCAATGTGGGCAGAGATTCGCGGCGGGCAGGATGGCTTCCGCGCAGTGGGGGCATGGGATACCCAGGCTTTCGATCATGGCTTTCGTTCCGGCGTGAATGACTGTTCAAGTCTAAACACGATTTCAGCATTGAGCGAGCGCCGGTTGGCCTCCGCTGCTTTTTTGAGCAGGGCGGCCCATCGCGGCAGGGTCATTACGGCGGAACATCGCGCCGCAATCTCACAGAAGCTGATGGGGCACAAGCAAAGCCCTGAGCAGATTGAGAAGCGCATGAAAAAGCTGCGCGGCAGGAAAAGGCCAGCGTCTGCTTGCGATGCGAGTCGCGCGTTCATGCTGGGCAGGAAACTTCCTGCGGACCACTGCCAGAACATCGGCAAGTCGAAAGCAAAACTTGCGGACGATCAAGTCCGCGAGGTTAGGGAGTTAAGGGCGGCAGGCGTTCCACGGAAAGACCTGGCGGTTCGTTTCAATATCGACGCGGCTTCGATCACACAGATCGTCAAACGCACTTCATATAGGTGGGTGTCTTAAATGTCACGTTCGTTGGGCACCCTTACTTTGGACCTCGCCGTCCGCACCGGGATGTTCGTCACCGGCATGGGCAAGGCCGAGCGTGAGCTAGACAAGCGCGCGAAGGCTATCGAAGATCGAGCGCGGAAGATGGGCTTGGCGCTGGGTGTTGCGCTTGCCGCTGCGGGCACTGCTGCGGCTGCCGGGATCAAGTCTGCAATAGACTACGCCGACAAGCTCAACGACATGAACCAGCGGCTTGGCGTGTCTGCCGAGGCTTTGTCGGGCTGGGGCTACGCGGCCAAGCAAACCGGCACGGACATTGACGCGCTTGGCGTCGGGTTGAAGAAGCTGGCCAAGAACATGGCCGAGGCGCTAGACCCGAAGTCAACGCAAGGCCGCTTGTTTGAGGGGTTGGGCGTGTCGGTCACGGATGCGGCGGGCAAGCTGCGGACTGTCGAGGACGTTTTGCCTGAAGTCGCGTCCAAGTTCAAGGAGCTTGACAACGCGACACTTGAATCGGCGCTGGCGATGGACTTGTTCGGCAAGTCCGGTACCGACCTTATCGAGTTTCTAAATCAGGGCGGAGACGGGCTTGCGCAGTTTCGTGACCGTGCGAGGGAGCTGGGCGTTGAGCTTGACGGAAATACGCTTGCGGCGGCCGATGCGTTCAATGATGGCTTGGCCGATCTCCAGACGGCTGTTGACGGATTGTGGACACAGGTCGCCGCCGACCTGTTGCCTGATCTGCTGCGCCTTGTTGACGTATTCGTCAACCTTACAAGAGAGGGAAGCGAAACCGCCAGCACGGCAAGCAAGATTGCGGATGGGTTCCGCGTCGTCGGCGTGGTTGTTGAATCATCCGCTAGCCTGATTTCAAGTCTCACGCAGATCCTCGGCGGGTTTGTCCAGCAGGCATGGGGCTACTACAAGGTAATGGCCGGCATCCTGTCGCTGGATATGTCCACGCTCAAAAGCGGCGTGGGTACGATCAAGGCAAGCGGGAAGAACATATCGGCGGGCTGGGATCGGTTCATTGATCCGCATGGCGTCAACGCGCTATTCAAGCCTGCCAACGTCGGGCGGTACGATGGCCCGCTGCTGGCCCCAAGCAAGACGGCGGACGCTGCGGCAGCCGCTGAGGCCGCTGCATCGGAGCGCAAGCTGGCCCGCGCCTATGGCCCCACGGACAGAGGCGGGAAGTCCAGAGGCAAGCGCCCCGACGTAAACCGCGAGGCCGAGGATGCCATCCGCGAGGCCAAGCGCGCCGCAGAGGCGCAGGAGCGATGGCGCGGAACGGTGCTTGATCTGGAGGCCACTCTATCCGGTCCGCTGGCCGTTGCCGAACGCGAATACACGCGCAACACGGAACAGCTTACGGCGGCATTCAACTCAGGCGAGGTTGCGCTCGCTGATTATGCGAAGGGAATGGATGCCTACAAGGCGCAGCGCGATGCAGAAATCAAGACGATTAATGATCGCAAGACGCCGGCACAGGAAATGCTGGCCGACATGCAATTTGAGGCGGAGCTTATCGGAAAGACGCGCGAGGAACAGGAGCTTTTGAACGCTGCGCGCAGGCTTGGCGCTGATGCCGCAACTGAGCAAGGAAAGGCGGCGTTGGCTGCAATGAATGAAAACCAGGAGGCATTGCGGGCGTTTGGCGAGCAAGCGGCATTCATGGACGGGGTTCGTGGCGAGTTCAACGATTTCTTCATGGATGTATTCACCGGCACCAAGTCGCTGAAGGATGCGTTCGCTGACCTGTTCGACGGCATTGCCGCGATGATTACGCAAAAGATCGTTTCTGGGTGGATCGACAAGCTGTTTGGCGGGCCGGAATCGTCCGGGGCCGGCACCAGCGGAGGCAACATTTTCGGCAGCATTCTCGGGATGTTCTTTGGCGGCAAGAATGCCAACGGCAATGCCTTCATGGGTGGGCGAGTTGTGCCGTTTGCAAATGGCGGCGTGGTTACTGCGCCGCAGTTCTTCCCGATGTCTGGCGGGCGTACCGGCCTCATGGGCGAGGCTGGGCCGGAAGCAATCATGCCGCTGAAGCGCGGGCCTGACGGAAAGCTTGGCGTTCGCATGTCGGGCGGCGGCGGGACGATCAATCAGACGATCAATGTTCCGCGCGGGACTGAGTATCGCAGCGCGGCGCAAGTCGGCCAGGCGGCATTAATGGGCGCGCAGCGCGCAGTATCGAGGAATCGGTGAAATGGCCTTCATTGATGACCGCATCCTTGAATGCGTGGCCTACGGGTTTTCATTCCAGCCAGAGTTCCGCACGACGATCATCGAGCTAAAGAATGGATCTGAGGCGCGGAACGCGGAATGGGCGCGGTTCCGCTGGCGCGGAGTTGCGCCATATCAGAACATCAATCCCGATGACTACGGCCTTTTGCTTGGCGCGTTCCTGCGTGCGAAGGGCATGGCTAACACGTTCCGTTTCAAGAACTGGATGGAAGGGCCGGTTGTCGGGCAATCACTAGGCAATGCCCCAAGTGGATCAACTGCCGTCCAGCTTGTGCGCGACTTCGACCCGTTTGGCGGCAGCAGCTATCGTCGTACCGTGACGAAGCCAGTCAACGGAACCGTAACCGTGTATCAGTCCGGCATCGCTAAGTCAGGCACCTACAGCACCACGACCGGGCTGTTCACCCCTTCGACTGAATGGACGGCGGGCCAGCCGCTAACGGCTGATTTTGAGTATGACATTCCGGTGCGCTTCGATTCGGACAGCCTGCCGTTCAGCTATGACAACTGGCGAGCTTTGAGTGGCGAGGCTTCGATTGTCGAGGTGCTGGAATGACCCGCAGCATCCCCATTCCCATCCAGAACGCACTTGACACCCGTTCCACCACGCTGACGCAGCTGCTGCGCATCCAGCCGGTGTCGGGCAGTCCCATCGGGCTGTGCCTGACCAACGTCGATATTGCCTACGACGACGGCGCGGGGCTGGTCACGTACCGCAGCCTGTTCGGCTTCGATGACTCAGCCTACCAGTCCAGCGCAGGGCGCGAGGTGGATAACGCCGAGGCCCGCATCCTGTTCGCGCCCACGTCGGCGGTCGGCATCACCGACGTGCAGGCCCGCACCGGGCATCTGGACGGTGCACGCTTCCGGGTGCTGCTGGTCGATTACGAGAATCTGGCGAACGGCCACGTGATCCTGGACTGGGGCTTCATCGGCCAGGTGCGCAGCGAGGACGGGCTTTCGTCCGTTGTGGAGCTTCGCGGCGCGCAGCAGATGACCCGCCAGAAGGCGGTGTGCGAGCGCGGCTCCAAGACCTGCCGCGCCGTGTTTGGAGATGCCACAACCGGCTGCGGGTTCGATCTCACCGGCGCTGGCGGCACCGGCACGGTGGACGCGGTCGGCACCGAATCGGATCGCGTGTTCACGTCCTCCGCCACGATCCCGGTGCCGGGACTGGTCACGTTCACCAGCGGAGCGAATCTCGGCCTTTCGTTTGAGGTGGAGGAGTTCACCGCAGGGCTGGGCACGGTTGGGCTGATGTTCCCCGCGCCGTTTGCGATTGAGGAAGGCGCGACATTCGATTGGCGCGAGGACTGCGACAAGACCTTCGCCACCTGCAAGACCAAAGGCCAGCACCTGAACTTCCGTGGCGAACCGTGGCGGCCCGAGGCCATCGGTGACGCGCTGCAATTCCCCGGAGCCATGACGACGTGAGCTGGGAGCCGATGACGCCAGACGAACTGGCCGCGTGGGAATCGGAGCTGCGCGCCTGCATCGGCGTGCGGTGGCGGCACATGGGCCGGCAGGCGTGCGGCTACGGCCACCAGACCGGGCTGGACTGCGTTGGCCTGCTGGTGCGCGGTGCTGTGGCGCTAGGCCGCGAGGTGCGCGATCTGGAAGCCTACGCCCGCGAGCCGGACGGCACGCTGCGAGCGCGGCTGTCCGAACACTTGGGCGCGCCATGCGAACCCGGCCCCGGCTGCATCGTGCTGATGCGGCTTCCGCGTGAGCCGACGCATGTTGGCTACATCACCAGCGCCGGCACACTGATCCACGCCTACAACGGCGGCCAGAAGGTCGTGGTCGAGCATCCGCTAGGCCTGTGGGCTGGCCGCATCGTGAAGGGGTGGGCGCTATGAGCGGCAATACCATCGGCGGTGTCGTAGGCGGAATCATTGGGTTCGCCATTGGCGGTCCTGCCGGCGCGCAATGGGGCTGGATGATCGGCAGTGTGGTCGGCGGCATTGTCGATCCGCAGCAGATCCAGGGCCGCCAGTGGAACAACCAGACATTGCAAGGCTCGCAGGACGGGCTGGCGCGTGCGGTGGTGTTCGGCACCGGCACCGTGGTCGGGAACCTGCTGGACAGCGAACCAAAGCCGCGCAAGGGCACGCGCAAGGAATCGGCAGGAAAGGGCGGCGCGGAGATCAAGCACGACACTGCGAAGCTGACCTACGCCATCGAGATTTGCGATTCGTCGGAACTGCGCGGGACCAAGGTCAACGGCGTCATCGCCGTATGGGAGGACGAGCGACTGGTCTATGACGTGCGTCCCGGCACGCAGCTATCGCCTGCCGATAGCGCGAAGTGGAAGGCCAACAAGCGGTTCTTCTACGGCGAGGAAACGCAGGCGCCGCCGCCGGAGCTTGAGGCGATCCACGGCGTTGGCAACGTGCCGGCGTATCGCGGTACCTGCGGCATGGTGGTGTTGGATGAGGACTTGATGGTTGACATCAATGACAACCCACGCGGGCGCATGTCGACGTATCGGTTCCTGGTGAGCGTGTGCGAGGTGGAGGAGGTCATTTCGTATGAGCGCGTCGAATGGGACAGGGCGACCGAAACCTACCCGGATGCTGGCGACGTGGTGGATGTGGTCATTGGCGGAACGGCCTATGCGATCCAATACCAGGGGGCTGTTAATAGTCCCGTTGGCAGTGTCACTGCTGACACCTTCGTGAGCGATGGCGACTGGTATTGGGAAACCACGACTGGATGGTATTTGAACAGCGGATCGTTCATTAACCACTATGGCAACGCCGGAATCATCCGGCAGTCGGACGGTGCCCATGCGGGAGTGATGCGGCAGATCACTAGTGGCGCTGCCACCGCAGGCGCAACAGGGCCGTTGCTTGCTGGCCCCATAGAGCTTGACGCGGATTGGATACCTTCATCCTCTGGCGTCGGCGTGTCTGCCCGCGTCCGCAATCGACTGACGTTCGAAGACGGCGCGGCGAACTGGAGCATCGCGCTTGACGACGGTCCTTGGCAGTCGATCGTGACGGCGGCAGGAAGTTTCGCGCCTTTTGCGATGTCGCGCGGCACGAGAGACGACGGCGCTATCGAGCAGAAGCGCGTGTTCATCTACTCGGTTCCCGACGACTTTCTCTATGCCCCGCCGGATGGGGCCATCGCGCTAGGGGCGGCGAAGGCGGGGTTTCCCGGCTACACACTGCTCCCCGGAGCGACCGAACTCCCCGACTCCCCCGGCTACTATGTCGATGGCGACGGAAACGTCGTCGGGCCGTCGATTGGCGAAGGCCAGATGTGTGGCATGGCGCTGGATGCCGTTGTCCGCAACATCCACGCGCTGGGCGCGCCACAACTTGTCGATGCAGACGTTGACTTCACCGCGCTGGAAAATGACACGGTGCGCGGCTACGTCGTGCAGGACGCCAGCCTCACTGTGGCCGATGCCTGCGATCCGTTGCGCCGGGTGTTCACCTTCGATCTTCCAAGCTACGACCTGAAGATCCGTGCGGTCAAGCGCGGCGGACCGATTGCCTGGACAGTCGATCAGGATGACCTCGTGGCTGGCGAGAACGCCAGCGATTCCTCCACGCGAGGGCAGGATGTCGAGTACCCGAAGAAGCTGCATGTCGGCTACGTCGATCCCGTGCTGGACTACAAGCTGACCACGCAGATTAGCGAACGCTACAGCACCAGCATCAATGTGGTTGGCGAGGACCGGCTGGACACGCTTCTAACGCTGTCGGCGG